TTCTACTTGTGTGTATCCGCACAGGAGGCAGGGAACTACCCCTTCACCCTTGCAGACTCAATCCTCTACTGGGAATTCGTAGCAGAGGCAATCGAAGATCTAAGGCAGAGATACCCAGAGTGAAAACAAGAAATAAGATCGCCGTTGCTCTCGTAGCCGGCCTCACCCTGGGATCAGCAGGAACAGTGGGAGTAATCAACTACTCCCCTATCTCTGATCGTATTACCTTCGCAGAGTGCATCGACAAGGGGTCACGCTTCGTCACCATGACTGAAGCACAGGTTGCCTGCAGCAATTGGTACACCACAGACCCAGAGGACTATAAGCAGGTTTGGGGATGAGCAAGGCAGAAGAAGTAATCAGGATCATGGTCGAGCTAACCAATACACACGCTCGCTTGAATGCAGAAGCAGCAGCACAGATTGCCTGCCTCCTGGATGAAAGACAGCAGTAGCCATGAGTCAGCATCACAGGGAGAAATGGGACACACAGACTGCAGCGCTGTGGCGTAAGCGCATTGCAGCCATACTCCCCGCTCCTTGTGTGGACTGTCACCGCCCTGTGTATCCAGACCAGAAGTGGAGTGTGGGTCACATCATCCCGGTATCAGATCCTCAGTCCACTAACACAGCAGATAACCTTGGCCCTTCGCATGTGGCATGCAACTCAAAGGCAGGCGGGAAGTTGGGAGCAAAGGTAGTCAACACAAAGAGGAGAGCGACAAGTCACGAAGAGAAAAGAATCCGAGAATGGTAAACAAGTTTTTGATAGATGACGAGCCAACCCCCGCTTTTCGCGATGCAGGTTTTTCCCAAGGAAACGCTCAGACTATTCCCGAACACACAGGGATTAAGCCCCTACACGTTTCTACTTTCACCGGATACGAGAGAGGTAGGGAGGAGTTCATCAGGGGAGCTGAACTTCTGGGCCTCAATACGGAGAGAAAGCCTCTCTTGCCTCAGCAGTACGTTGTAGCTGATGTGCTGCAAGCGTGTGATGAAGATGGCGCTCCTATTCACGTCATCAATTCCTTCTGCATTCCTCGAAGAGCTACGAAGACTACGACGGTGTGGGCCGTGGCACTGGGACGAATCACCAACCCCGAGAGGGACGCCTATCAAGTCGGATTCACAGCGCAGACAGGAGTGAAGGCACGTCAGCGATTCGTGAAAGATGTAGTGGAGCCGCTCCAGCGTCGCTACCCGGACAAGAACTCCTCCCCCTTCAAGATCAACATTGGAATGGCTTCCTCCTCAGTGGTGCACAAGGCGACAGGCGGGGGAATCTATATCCTCCCTCCTAATGGTGAATCCTTCCGAGGAGATGCGTATGACATGGCGATCATCGATGAGGCCCAGGAGGTTGAAGCCGGGGATGAGTCAGAGGATCTAGTGCAGGGCATCCTCCCTACCTTCGACACGAGAACCATCAACGGGAAGCCCGCTGGTCAGCTAGTTCTCATCGGTACTGCTGGGGAGTTCCAAGGTGGGCTGTTCTGGGACAACCTAGAGCTAGGGAGACAAGGTAAGGCGGGCATCGTGGAGTACGCCGCTGACCCTGTTCTGCGTATCTGGGAGGACGCGTCAGACGGGCCTGTAGAGGGGTCATCAGCGGACCCAGAAGTCTGGACGGCCGCTCACCCCGGAATCGGGAATTTGACGCCTCTAGCAGCCGTACAGCGCAATCACGACTCGATGACGGCGAAGAAGTTCGCCCAGGAGTATCTAGGAATTTGGCCTACCTCGGGCAAGGGGTCGCTCATCCCTGCTGCCACTTGGGATGCCTGTGCTCTCGACACATTCCCTCCTATGCCCTCCAGCTTCGGTATGGCAGTAGCCGTCCACTTCAACCAGTCCTCTGCTTCCATCGTTGCCGCATGGAGGGATGAAAACGGGGTTGCCTACCTTGAGATCATCGAACAGAAGCCGGGACTCAAGTGGGTTGCTGAGAAGCTGAAGGCGGTCGCCCGTAAGCATCGAGTAGATATCACGTATGACGGGACTAACAATGGAGCGCTGTCCGTTGTCGAGGCTCTAAATAGGGCCAAGCCAAGACCCAACCTCAATCCAATGTCGTGGAATCAGGTATCCACTGCTGCTGCAACTCTCATTTCTGAAATCAAGGGCACGAACCTCAAGCATTCCCGTCAGCCGGGTCTGGACGCCGCTGCAGCGATTGTCACTAAGCGCGGTACACCCAACTCGTCTAAGTGGTCACTGGGTAGAGGAAAGAATGATGAGGACGATATCACTCCCCTAGAGGCAGGGATGCTGGCCCTTAGTGCTTTCGATTCCAAGCCCGCCAAAAAGCCCATAAGAATTATTACCTAATAGGCGTTTTGTGCACACATAAAGCTTGCAAGTGCTTTACAATTGTGATAGCGGATAAGTCACTTATCGGCTTATGGCCATCACATACGGAATGCAGGCTCTTGGGACTACTCGACAGACTAGGCTTCGGCAAGGACAGGTTGGACTTTCTGACCTCTCCTGCAATGTCTGTGGCATCCCCATTCGCAGACAACAGCAGCCTTTCTCAGATTATCGTATCCGATCTCTTCGCCCACGAAGGGGGTTCTGGTCTAGAAAACCTGCCCTTGTCTCGCGAGGAGGCGATGACCATTCCTGCTGTAAATAAGGCACGCTCAGTGCTCATCAGCACGATCACAGCATTCCCCCTCAAAGCCTATGCAGCAGGCACAGCAGAGCCGCTTGCAACGCAGCCCACATTCCTACAGCGTGACGACGGACCGCAGTCTCCTCTCTACCGCATGACGATGACGGTTGATGACTTGCTGTTCTTTGGCCGCTCACTGTGGCTTGTGGAGCGTGGGGCGGATAACCAGATCACCGCAGCAGAGTGGCTGCCTCAGAAGCATTGGCAGATCACCGAGGGCGCTGTAACTGTCAGGGACAACGCTATCTCTGAAACTGACTACATTCTCTTCGAGATCCCCGGCTACCCGGGACTACTGAATATCGGCTCTCGCACTCTGCGTCACGCACGCAATCTCGAAATTGATATCGACCAGAAGACCCGAAACCATATTCCTGCAACTGTCATCACGCTTCCTGACAGCGTTGAGCGCACTGAGGAAGAAGAGCGCGCGATTCTCGAATCTTGGAAGAAGGCGCGCCGGGACCCAGAGGGCGCTGTTGCCCTGCTCCCTGAAGGTGTCACCGTTAACTTCCATGGCGACGTGAAGACTGACCTTCTTGTAGAGGGTCGCAATGCGGTAGTCACCAACGTGGGTCAGCTCACCAGTATTCGTTCCGCAATGCTGGACGGCACATCTTCGATTGATTCCCTCACATACACCACAGCGCAGGGCGAACGAAACGCCTTCTATGAGTTTGACCTCCCGTTCTGGATCGCACCAATCGAGGCCCGCCTATCACAGGTTGTGCCTAGGGGTCAGCGCGTCCGCTTCGATAAGTATGAATCACAGAATTTGCCCACTCCTACTGGCCCCGTAACTGAGGACTAACGATGACTGAACTTCTAGAAGCCGGTGACTTCTCGGTAGACGTAGAAGCCCGCACTGTTCGCGGCCTGCTCATGCCCTGGGGTGAGAAGTCACGTAAGTCCGTGACCTCTGATCCGCTGATGTTCGACCGTGGTGCCCTCAAGGTGCCCGCAGATATCAGTGCACTCAATGCCAACCGCAACCACGACCGCCATGACCCCATCGGCCGCTTCACTGCAGTCGAGGACACAGACCGTGGTCTCGTTGCTGAATTCGCAATTTCGAGAAACCCGGAAGGTGACGAGTTCCTGGAGCAGTACCAGACAGGGAAGCTCAAGAAGCTAAGCGCAGAAGTTCGCAACATTGTGCGCACCGGTCTCAAGGCAACCGCTGTTCTCACAGGGGCAGCTTTCGTTCCGGAGGGTGCATTCGCCTCTGCTGGCCTCTTTGCCATTGATGAGACCCCAGAAGAGCGCGTCGAGCGCTTGAAGGCTGAACTGCAGGAAGCAGAAGCAGCCGTAGCCGTTACAGAAGCCCCTTCAAAGGCGTCCGCCGATGAAGTAACCCAGCCGGAACTCCCGGTACAAAACAAGGAAGATGAGGTAAGTCCTGTGAACCAGGTTTCCCCAACTCTGGCGGACGCAAACTCTGCCAACGCTACTGCCCCTACAAAGAACGAAATGTTCGCTCTCTTCAACAAGTTCAGCCGTGGAGAGATCGGACAGGAGGTTGTGTCTGCCAAGTTGCAGGAGGCAGGATCAACGACCGCCCTCTTCGCACTCAGCGACGTGAAGTACTCGGGCACTGGTTCTATCCAGCCCGACGCGCGCGCTCCTCAGTGGCTTGGTGAGCTTTACGCTGGCCGCGCCTACCAGCAGACAGTTGTCCCGCTGTTCAACCACGGCGACCTTACTTCCCGCACCGTTGCTGGTTTCCGCTGGGGTGTGAAGCCTGCTGGTGGAACCTTCGCGGGTAACAAGAGCAATGTTCCAAGCAACGTTCCCACCACTTCGCAGTACAACACCACTGCAAAGATGTGGGCTGGTGGTCACGACCACGCGATTGAGTTCAGATTGTTCAATGTCCCCGGATATTGGGAAAGCTACTTCCAGGCCATGACGGAGGATTACGCCCGCTGGGTTGACCAGACTGTTGTTCTCACTGACGTTCTGGCTGGCTCAACCTCTATTGAAGCTGATAACCCTGCTGGCCTCTCAATCGGTTCCGGCATGAGCGCACTTATCGACGGTGCTGCTGCTGTTATCGCTGGGAATGATGTGCCCACCTTCGCGATTCTCGCCCCCGACGTATGGAAGTTGATTGCCAAGACTCCTTCTAAGGACACTCTGGGTTACCTCAGCGCTGCTCTTGGTCTTGAGGAGGGACAGCTTGCCAACTTCCGCCTCGTGTCCAGCCCGCTGGTTCCTGCCGGAAACATCCTGGTTGGTGCTCGTGCTGCTGTACGCGTGCTGGAGCTTCCTGGTACCCCGCTCCGTCTGCAGGGCTATGACTTCGCTCGTGGTGGCGTTGACACTCTCCTCGTAGGTGCCGCTGCCGTTGTCATCGAGAAGGCCTCTGCTCTGCAGTTGGTCACTCCTTACACGGCGTAACAGTCCGGTGGGCGGGCGCTGACAATACGTGCCCGCTCACCATCCATCCACCACATTCGGTTCAATTGGGAGTGACTTATATGAGTGCGTTCGTAGAAGACCCGGACCACCCAGGCCTCTATGCCTTTGTAGAGGACGCAGCAGGAACTTCCGGCTGGCACACAGTTGAGTCTGCTCGCGTGTTCTGGCCTGACGCACCGGATGATGACATTCTTGCTGTACTTCTCGAAGTGGCAAAGGTGAGCGTCATTGCTTTTGCACCAACGCTCGCAGCAGGTGTCCCTGTCCCTACCAACTACGTTTACGCGCAGGTAGTGCAGGCCCGCAACATTCACAACGCCGGGACAGTGAGCACTTCTGGCGATTTCGGTAACGGAGAGTTTTCGTATGCTCCGCGCCCTCTCGACTGGCATGTGAAGCAGCTCCTACGTCCTGAGACTGGGAGGCTCCGTGTCTACTAGTGTCCGCTCACAATTCGCTGAGGCCCTAACTCCGCTCCTTCCTGCTACATGGAAGATTTTGAATTCCGAGAAGGGCGTAGGGAACCATCAGCATCCAATAGTGCGCCTCTCGCAACGCAAGATCGAGCGCCACCCTAATGCCCCTCTGGGTGCCCGACAGACGACTTTCACTGTAACGGTTACCGCACCCTCGGGTGACTTGGAGCACTGGGAGGACGAACTAGACGATGAAGTGAACACACTCACTTGGGCCATTGAAACTCTAGGGTCTGACTTTTCATGGTCCTCCGCTGAGAAGGGCATCCTTCCTGCCGAAGAAGGCGGGAACCTGTTTTATGAAATGACTGTACTTATCTCCACTGCACGTCCCGTTCCTACAAACTAGAAAGAAGAATTATCATGGCAGTAATCGGCGGTAGCCCATTCAAGATCACAGATGCAACACTGATGCTAGGCGCTGACAACTACGAAGCGCTCATCTCCAGTGCGGAACTCGTACCTACATCGACCTCAAGCACGTTCAAGGCGATTGACGGCAGCAATTACACCTTCGCTGGAAAGAGCGCTTGGGTTCTCAACATCACGTTTGCGCAGGACTGGGTAACCCCTGGCTCACTCAGCAACAAGCTCTTTGCGGACGAGGGCATCACAGTCAACGCCGTAGTCACTCCTCTTGACGGTGGACCCGGCTTCTCAGTTGACGTGACCTTGGTGGCTCCCAACGTCGGTGGCGCTGCTGACGCTGATGCTGTGTCCTCTGTGACGCTTGGTGTCAACGGCAAGCCAGTCATCATCCCAGCGGCGGCCTGATCACATGGCACTAGGGATCTCCGTATTCGCATCTGAGGAGCTTCAGGCGGTCGTACTGTCTGTCAAGAAGCTGCCCGCAGATGTGCGTAAGCAGATCCGTCAGCAGACCTCCAGGGTTGCGAAGACCATTTGGACAGAGGAAGTGACTCGCAGCGGTGCTGGTGCGGGGGCGTTGGCTAATCAGACGCTTGTCCGCACCGCCACTGTGCAAGTTCGTGATAACCGCATCACTCTGATTGCTGGAGGGAAGGGAAGCCTTATCCGTTCGGCTCCCACCCTCGCTAAGGCCGCTGAGTTCGGCGCTAACACTGAGTACTTCGGTCCAGCCACTTCTACCAAGGGGAAGCGCTACAAGCGTCACACGCAGCGACAACTGCCCAAGTTCGCACCCAGGGGTCGTGTGGTCTATCCCGCTGCCTCTCGTGCCATTCCCCGCGTCGCATCTCTTTGGGTGCAGACGTTCGTTCGATCTATTCATGAAGCATTCGAAAGGAGCAACTGATGGCTAATGACATTCGCATTGGCGTGACCGCTGATACAAGCGCGTTCGAGCGTGGAATCAAGTCTGGCCTTATCGATCCTCTAGAGGATGCTGAGAAAGCGCTAGACCAGATCGGTGACGCAAGTGAGGACGGCGCTGACAAGATCGAGCGCTCTATGAAAGATGCCCAGGGCGACACTGAGAAGTTGTCCGATGAGTACAAGGCGCTTGCGAACACTATTGATGCTCAGACCAAGAAGGCCGGAGCGGACACTAAGCGTTACCTCAAGGACGGCACGGACGGCGCGTCCAAGGGCATCGAGGAGATGGGCGACGAGGCAGCGTCCACCGGTAAGGAGATGGCCGCTAGTTTCTCGTCCGTCGAGGACGGCCTGGACGCCATCCAGGAACTCGCCGCGAACGCGCTTGCAGGCTTCGGTCCTGCTGGCCTCGTCGCCGGTGCCGCTGTCGCGATCGGGATGGGCCTTGCGATCACCGCGGGGCAGGAGGCAGCCGACGCCATCAACGAGGCGAAGGAGCGCACGGGCGAACTTGCGCAGGAGCTTTACGACGTAGGCGGCGATATTGACCAGATTGACCTCGGCGCGAAGATGCGCGAGTGGGGCGTGGAGGTCGCTGATTCCAAGGAGTTCTGGGAGCTATGGCAGCGCAGCGCGGTCTCGAACCTCGACAAGGCGAGCGCGGCCGCTGACGACTTCGGGGTGGACATCAAGACGATGTTCCGTGCCATGTCGGGCTACGACATGGACGCCACCCTCGCTGTGCTCGACAACCTCAAGGGGCAGTTGCAGGAGGTCCAGGAGCAGGCACGCCAGAACCGTGACGAGAACATCTTCGCGGGGTTCAGCGATAACGCCGCTCTGAGCGCTCGGGAGACCGCGCTCAAGAACCAGATCAGCGCGTTGCAGAACATGACCGGCGTGACGGACGACGCCGCCGCCGCAAACAAGCTGCTGACCGAGATCACCGAGGAGGACACGGCAGCGCAGGCTCGCGCGACCGAGGCAGCCGATCGTCGTGCTCAGGCAGTCGAGTCGGTCAATGAGGCGTATGACGAAGCCGCTGAGGGCGTCCAGGACTACATCGATGACGAGTCCGGGCTATTCGACGTGGCGGGCTACATCAGCGCGATGCAGGCCCGTGAGGACGCGATCCGCAACTACCAGCAGACGCTCGCCAGCACGCCCCTATCGGCCGACGCCAAGGCGTGGTTGCAGGAGCAGGGTGTCGAGTCCGCCGCAACGTTCCTCGCCGGATACCAGTCCGCCGCCCCAGATCAGCAGCGCGCGCTCGATCGGATCTGGTCCGAGGCCGCCCGCAGCAACTCGGGAACGTACACCCGCGGTCTTGAGCAGGGCATCCCGGACACCATGGCCGGACCCGTCGTGAGTCCGTCCGTAGACCTCCGCACCGCGAACTCCCAGATGGCCGCGTTCGTCGCTCAGCGGCGCGTGGCGAACATCGAGGCCCGCGTCAACAACTACGCCTCGAACGGTGTTCGGGGAGGAATGGGTATTCCCTAATGAGTTCAACAACTATCGAGACCAGTAGCGGAACAATCGAGCCATTTCTTGTTTCAGGCTTTGAATCGAGCAGGGAGTCTCGCAATCTTGTTCACCAACTCATCGGTCAGAGCGCACCTAATATTACTTTGAAGCCACCGGCTCTGCGGAGGGGCACGCTTGAGTTGGTGTTCCTGCATGAGAGTGAAGCGGTAGACGCTGAAAATGCCTTCTGCAAGCCGGGAGTTTTCCATATCAGCAATACCGACGTGAGTAGCCTCGATATGGCGTTCGTTACAGGAACTATCAGCCGCCGTCTGGATGACGAGACGCACACAGTCTGGTTTCTATCTGTCGGATATCAGGAAGTGAGCCAGTTTTGAGCACCGTCTCTAGTCACTCCGTTGAAGTGCTCCCTGACGCCACCATCGGCGTTCCCACGGTAACCTCAGAGCGCACCCCGTACAGCACCAGTTTCGAGACTGAACGTGCAGCCTGGACAGGTGGAATCCGCAGCACGACGGAGGCATACAGCGGGGCCTACTCCCTCAGCTTCAAGCCGTCCACAGACACCGTACAGGGCACGTTTCCTGATGCCGGGACCGGGACCACGGAGTACACCGTGGAGTTCTGGGTGCGCGCAAATCGCAACGGTGACGGTGTGAGCGCATGGGTTCAGCGCATCGGCCTCGAACCGACGACCGCGACCCCTGTTCTGTTCGTGCAGCCAACGCTGACTTGGCAGCGCATCAAGCTCGTGATCACTCTCACCACGGCAGCCGGTGTCTACCTCCGTTTCAAGAACACCACGGCAGCAGCTTCCACCATCGTCTACGTGGACGACGTGACCGTTACTGCGCGCTCGATTTCCCTTATCGACAAGCGCGTGACCATCACCCCATCCGAATTCAACGCGACGCTGGATGAAGGGTGGAGTCCCTACGTGCAGGCCACCCTCACTGGGCCTCTCCCGACTGAGGACGAACTAGCGCAACTAGACCCTCGCAAGAACGTCCGTGTGCAGGTCAACCTCCGCGAGGACTTCGGAGCTTCGGATCTTGTATCGACGTTTACCGCAGCGCACTTCGGGCAGACCGCAGCGGACCTCACGAGCGCTTTCCAGGGCAAGACGGCAGCGACCCTTACCGGCCTCCACTTCAAGCCGTACAGGGACACACAAGTTCTCCTCCCGCGTTCAACGTCGCTGTTCCTAACCCTCCGCTCACGCCGTATCGATTGGGCAGCGGGGAAAGCCACGTACACGCTCGCATCCGACGAGGCCTTGCTGCAGGACTACGCGCTCGTGCAGACCGACGCCCTCTACCCCCAGGGTGGCACTGTGGCGTCGGCTGTTCGCTTCGCGCTCGCCACCATCGGGGCGTACCTCGGCACCCCTGAGGCCGACTCTGACGTAGCTGACGATGAGGCCCTCCGATGGGAACCGGGGACGAGCGCATGGGACTACCTCATGCCGATCCTTCAGGACGCTGGCCTTCGCCTGTTCTGCGACGAAACCCGCCGCTGGAGGCTCGTGCCTGCGACGTACAACCGTCCCGAAGCCGTGAACCTGACTATCACGAGCAACATCACTGGTTTGACAGACAGCATCAGCAGGGATTCCTCTGAGGTTTCTGATGCTTGGTACGACTCTGTGGTTGCAATTTACAAGTGGCGCGACGAGTTCGACGTGGAGCACACCAACTACACCACGGCGCAGACACCGGGGATCGTTGCCCCGACTAAGACGCTGACCGTCACGTACGAGGGCGTAGGGAACGCTGGCATCGGGGCGCAGCTCCTTCTGAACCGTGCTCAGGCGCGAGGCCGTCAGGTCACCGTCGAGGCCATGTCGAACTACACCCTCCGCCCCGGCATGACAGCCACTCTCGGACTCCCTGAGACCTACACACAGACCTCCCGCGTGGCGTCCGTCACGTGGAACCTCCCGGCTGACGAGATGACCGTCACCACCCGCAACGTCGAGCGCGACTAGGAAAGGCAGTACCTCATGGGCTACATCAATGGCAATGGCATTTACATCTACGACGAGGCCGACGTGGTAACGCCGTTCTCCGAGTTCGAGAACAAGGGGCAGCGTTCGGTTAGCACCGCGATTGACACGGTGAATACCCGCATTGACAACCTCGCTGATACTTCGTGGACACCGTACGTTCCCACTCTGCTGAACATGAACTCCGGCATCGGAAAGGTCAAGGGGTTCTGGCGCGGCGACGAGAACGAAGTCACCGTGCAGTTCTCCGTCGTGTTCGGCGGCAGCGGTTGGTCAATGGGCACCGACCCAGGATTCACGCTCCCGGTTCCCGCCGTCGTGCCGCTGCACGCATTCGCCGCGTACGCCGGGACCGGTGGCACGTTCATCGGCGGCTCTGTCGCGCCCCTGTTCGTGCTCGCTCGCAATACCTCTCAGACGCAAGTCACCCTGTTTGCGCTCGCGCCCAACACTTCCGGTTACATCAACATCAACTCGACTACTCCGCAGACGTGGGGTCCTGGATCGGCTATGTCTATTCAATTCTCCTACCGCCCGGCAAGCTCCTGAGTAGCATCCTTCAACTAGAGATAAGAAACAAGAAATGAACAAGACAGCTATCACAATCGCGTATTTCACCCTCATTGCTCTAGGCATCGTGGGCGCGGTCACCATTATCCTGCTCAAGCCTGATTCTCTAGGGGTGCTCGTGAACACCCTCGTAACGATTCTTGGTCTGGGGACAGTTGCAGCAACGACGTTCGCCAACTTCGGGAAGCAGAATGACAAGCTGGAGACTATCGAGAAGCAGACCAACGGGACGCTCTCGAAGCTGACGAATGAGGTAACGCGTCTGCAGGAGGAGAACAAGCTCCTGCTGGCTCAAGCCCCTTCCACGCTCACCGGTCCCGTAGACGTGCAGCGTCCGGATTCAACCGGGGAGTGA